TGGCAATACTCCTTCGGCTTTTAATCTTTGAGCCGTTCGCAAATCGCGTGATCCTCCGTTGGGAACATGAATCAAATGGTTTGCCCATTGGCGATATGCCAATCGAAACCACTTAACGCAGTTGATTTGTAAACGGCTTTCAAGATGTTTCATTCTGCATCAAGATACAATGACTTGGCTTTTGTAAAACCTGCATTGTATGCCATTTGTTGGTCCATTTGTTCCAACCTTTTAAGGTGGTGTAATACTTCGGGTGATGGCACTGCATCGGGGTGGTGTTCTTCCAACCACTCAACGAATCTTTCTACTGCGCTTTTCATATTGTTGTTTATCCTTTTCCATTAGTTCTTTTAATTTTTCTTTACGCTCTTTTCTTAGTTGCTCTCGGTTTTCAATACGCCATTTGTTTATTGCTATTGCATCCGATTGCTCTGCGTTTTCAAGGAGTTCTTTTATTTTGTCGTTCATTGCTCACCTCCTCCGTAGGTTTCGTTGTGTAGTTTAACAAAGTATTCTGCGGTTTCTTTTCTCAATTCCCCCATGCCCACAACATAATACTCGGCATCTCCGCCATCTTCGTAAAATATTGGTTCGACTGGTTTAATAGTTCTGCACCAACATTTTTCCCCTTGAGAACAAGTTCCAATTTGCCATTTTACTTTGAATGATTTTTCTATTGCTTCTTGGTATGTCTTTTGTTGTTTATTGTTTGTCATTGCTTATATCCTTTAAATATGTTAATAATCAATCCAAATACTAACCAAGTAAATCCAATTACATACTTTTCTTCCCTTTGATAGATTGAAATTGATGGTAGTACCTGAAAGAGTTCTTTGAACCTCTCAAATCTTACTGCCGTCTGTTGTTTATTGTTTGTCATCTCCGTAGGTTTCGTTGTACCATTTGTCAATTAACCAAGGACGAAGTTGCTCACCACGATATAAATAACCATCTGTAAAATCTCTTATTTTTTGCTCTTTGTCCATTTCTTTTGCTTGTTCAATTTCATCCATATTAGTCCAAAAAAAATCAGTACCGCCATATTTATAGTGTAATTGTTCAATCAACCAATCCACTGCCGTTTGTTGTTTATTGTTTGTCATGATTAATTTAATTTTTTAAATTGAACAATAAGCATAGTTATACAACATAAAAATATTGCCAACATACTTGTAAATGCTTTGTTCCAGTGAGATGGATTAAAATCCCACATTGAAGCCGATGCCATTAAGTAAATCAATATTAATGACAGAAAAAATGTTAAAAATCTATTAGTTTGTTGTTTATTGTTTGTCATCTCCGTAGGTTTCGTTATAGTATTCATTAAAGTCAACTTTCATTAGACCAGTTTCCCAACTTTTTATGTGTTGGTCTTTTTGCATCTCTTTGGCTTGTTGTACTATTTCCATAAACATTTCAAATTCTTCTAAATCATCAGGTACATAAAATGTCATTACTTTGTGAAAAAACCACTCCACTGCCGTCTGTTGTTTATTGTCCATAGCCCAAATCCTTTTTAACTTTTTCTTGATTGGCTTGACGCTTGGAATACTTTTCACCACGCAGTTCAACAAATTCTTCCTGAACCCTTCTCCGCATCCGTGTGATGGAATCACTTGATGTTAATTGTCCATCCGCCAAAATGCGTAAGAATTTTTGTGTTGGGAAATCGCCAGTTGAATAACCCTTGGCGTTCATTTCTAAACCCCAAATCCATGCAACCAATTGTTCGTCCGAATCTCTAAATGTGGGGTATTTAGTTAGCAACTCAATAACCACCGTTTTTGTTTTATGTGTCATACAATACAAATATAATTATTTTATTATTAAAATGGCGTTGGTGACATATTTTCTTTGTAAAGTGTTCTATTGCCTATGTATGTTGTTTGTATTGTTGCACATTCACCATGTCGATTCTTTGCAATAATCAATTCAGCATCTTCCACTTCGGGTTGTGTTTCTTCATATTTTGCAGGTCTAAAAGGGAATAATACTACATCCGCATCTTGTTCAATACTTCCTGATTCCCGTATGTCACTCAACAATGGTTTTTTATCTGCTCTTTCTTCGGGCTTCCGTGATAACTGAGCCAATACAATCACTGTGATGTTCAATTCCTTTGCCAACAATTTAAGCCCACGGGATATCTCTGCAATTTCTTGTTCGCGATTTTGCTTTGTTCCCGTCATCAGCTGGATGTAATCAATCACCAATAATTCCAATCCATGCTTTGCTTTGTGTACTTTGGCTTTGGCTTTTAATTGTTGCAATGATGCGTTTGGTTCTTGGTCAACAAAAAACTCAACATCGCTTTTGTTTACGGCATCGCATAGTTTTTCAACTTCATATTTGCTCAATGATGCGTTTCGAATCTTGTAATTCATGATGTCGGTGATAAGTGAAAAGTATCGTTTAACCAATTGTTCAGAACTCATCTCCAAACTGATAATCAAACTTTTGCCACCCAACTTTGAAAATTCATAAATGAGTGATAACGCCAATGCAGTTTTCCCCATACCAGGTCGTGCAGCCATTACAATCAAATCACCCGCATTCCATCCACCCAATATCCTATCCAAAGTTGACCAACCAGTTGGCTTTCCAGTTATGCGTTCACCTCGTTCAATTGATTGTGTGATGTTATCCAACGCCCTTGCACTTATCTTGTGAATGGATTCAGGATCGTTGATGGTTGTAAATCGTGTTGATTCAATTAGCGTTTGAGTATCATCCATTAATTCTTTCAAACTCTTTGTCAAATCCAATTTGCCCAAGTTTTCAATAAATTTTTTGTGCAAATATGCGTGTTCTAACTTGGGAATGTATTGACTAACATTTGCAACATCGTGAACATTCTGCCCAATTTCAATAATTTTCATGCGGTCCTTTGGATTCATTCCTTCCGTTGTTGTAATGTAGTCAACGGGTTCATTTGAATGATAATTGGTTATCATGTTCTTCATTGCCTTCCGATACAATGTAGTTTCAAACCATTCCGCATTAATCCGTGGTAACAATGCCCGTGTTTGTGGATAGAACAACAATTGTCCTAATACATATTCCTCAATGTGTTTTGTCATATTCTTCAACATTAAAATATTTTGTTGGTTTTTTTACTATTTCAACTGGCTTCATGTTATCTTTTTTCCATGTAATAACACAAGCGCGCCAATTCTTCATTTTGTTTTTGCCAATCATCCAATCCTTTGCTTCGTAAAAATTGTAAAAACGCTCGGACACATTCACCATTCCTTGTTCATCCATGTACAAAGCAATTTCATCAATGGTTGGTTTCTTAAATTTCTTATCTTGTTCTTCTTCTTTTTCTTCTTCTTGTTCTTGTTCTTCTTTAATTGATTTCGTTTGCGTTTCAGTTGCGTTCCGTTTGCGTTTCTTTTGTGTTTCATCTGCGTTTCGTTCATCTTGGTAACTTGCATAATTACAAACAGTTAGCCGTGTCGTTACCATTTCGTTTTGAAGCAAAATCATCCCATCTTTTTTTAACAAATCAAAAAACCTATTAACTGCGGATTTGTTCCATCCCCATTTTATTGCCCATGAATCCAACGAAAGAATACTTTCTCCGCGTTCAATAGTAATTAACTTCCCTTTTATAATCGTTTTTGCTTGTGCATGATTAACTGATAATAAAATATCTGTCCATGCTTCAAACTTTGAAAACTTTCTTTTCTCCGTATAGATCCAGTGATTTTTTATATCACGATGTAATTTAATCCAACCACTCATGATTATGTTTTTTAGCATTACATATATTACATAATGGTTGTTTATTTTCAAAAGTATCTAAACCACCTTTTGATATTGGCTTAATATGGTCAATTTCTAACCAAATATCATTTTGGTATAATGTAAATTTACCATCATAATTTTCAGGTACATCAAATTGAACTTTACATTTTTTGCACTGAAAATGATTTTGACTAAATAATAATAATCGTTCTTTCGATTTTATCTTTTTGCGTATCATAAAATAAAACCCCAAACAATTGATGGCGGTCGCAGTGCCAAAAACTGAATGGGGTTGTAAAGATTTTTCAAAGTTATCTGCGACATAACTGTAATACCTTACAAATATACAAAAAATACTTATCTTTGCATCAATCCGTACTTGTTATTTGTCATATCATAGGATTAAGGGGTGGTTGCCGATGCCACCCCTTTTTTATTAATCCAATTCTTCTTTGAGATAAAGAATCCCAATCAGTAAAAGTGACAACATAACCATTGCAGCCCGTTGTGATTCATCCCATTTAGATGCATTGTATTCGCATTTAATAAACGCGGTGCATAGATACAATGCCAATACGATTGCGATGGCTCTTAATACTTGTTTCATGCCTTTTTCAACATTATAGTATCATCGTTTTGAATGTACTGAGCGGGTTCATATACTTCGCCCGTAATCTCATTCAAGAAGATACCTTGGTTCATTTGTTTGTAAGCGTGTTGATGGAGTTTTTCCCGCTCTTTTAATTCGGCTTTCAACTGCATAACTTGTGGAATGTGGTCATAATTGTACCTTCCGCCACCAGCTTTCTTGGTTATTTCGTACCCACAATACACTTGACCATGCCATTTGGATGCTTCGGTTAATGCAAGTGGTTTGATTTGGTCTTGAAAGTCCTTGATGATATCCGCCAATTCCTTTAATTCAATGTGGAATTGAAGGGGGCAGTAATTCCCACCCCCAACTTCCAACATCGTGTCCGATAATTGCTCAATCATTTTTTTCATCAAAATGGCAAATCATCTTTTTCAACCTTATACTTACTCAAAGTGTCCATGCCAGTTACCACATACGCTTCAAAGATTGATGCGTAAGAAAGGATTTCATTCAATTGAATGTTCCCATTGATGGCAAGGTCACCCGCTACCTTCAACACACTCATACGGGTAATCCGTTTGTCCGTTTCAGGATCTTTTGGCTTGGCAGTAAATGGTTGTGGTTGTGCCATTACGGGGGCAATCTTGTAATAGATGCGGTCTTTGAATTCCTTGGATGTAATGGTGTAATCAGTTTCCACGCCCACCACAAACTTGTTTTGGTTTTGGCTTTTACTTGCATACTCACCCGAATCGCCATTGGCAAAGGTTACTTCAAATTTGTACAATGTGCCGTACTGACCATTGTAAGTTCCGTTGGCAGTTACATTGGTTACTGCGCTTCTTTTTTGTTGTTCCAT